ATACAATCTTACATCTGATTCAGGGTATGGATTTCTATGATGAACATTCATCAAAGGTACAATAGGATAATCCTGTATTGGCATTAAACGTTCATATAATAATTTATCTCCAACTGTAACAACCTGTCTAACTCTACATTCTTCTATTTCATTACAAACAATTTCTCCAGTTCCTTTTAATTCTTCTGTTGTCATAGGAATTAAAATAGTAGTACTTCCAGGTATGGAGTTTTCGTCTTCTTCCCCTGGAACTCTTACAGGTTCTTGGGGAATAGGTTGACCTTGTTCATTTACTTCTAAATCTGGAAGTTCATAATGAAATATATTTCCAGTAGTTTCAATTATTTTGTACATTTCTTCTACAGACTCTTCTTCAAATAATATTATCTCTTCACCTTTAACAGTTTTTACTTTCATATAATATTTATTTGAATACTCAGCAAATTCTTCATAGTCAAATAAAAATTCTCTTTGTGAAAAAGGTTCATATACATTGTAATAAGAATGTCTTTCTCTTGTATATCTTTCTATGTATTGTCTTCTATTGTGTACTGTTTCAGTACCATCTGTGTCAAATAGCTGTCCTTCTGTAGCTGCTAAGTTTGTAACTGGATAATCATCTGATTCGTCTGGATGCATTGCTGATTGTTCTATAATATCAGTAAATTCTGGATATACTTGCATAGCTTGTTCGTCTGTCATATAAGTAGTAACTAAAATATGAGCAGCATCTCTTGCATATATATCTTTAGCATTAGGGTCGATATATACATCTAATGGATTTATAGATTTGATATATACTTCACCTTTACCCATATCAGCATCAGGGTCTTGATAAACCTGAAGAACTCCCATTCCACCAACATAATAGTCGTCAATAGATTGTTTTAGTTCTTCATCTCCTGTTGATATTTGCCATATATACTGAAACAAATCAGAAAATACTTTAGCAGTATCTCTGTCTGAGTCTTCTCTTCCAGTACTACGGAACTGAGGTGAATTGTATGTAAGAAGGGACTTAGCAGTCTCTACAATAGGATGTATTCTGTTTACTACGATTGGTGCTTGACCACGTGCTTCAAGTGTATCACGTTCTTCATTGGTCCATTGAGCACCAGCTCTAAATTCTACAGATTCTTGAAATTTTTGTGCCCATAACTCTCTAGCACTTTTATAATCAGTAAATACTTCTCTGGTTAGTTGCACTTCTTCTGGTACTTCTACCTGATTGACATCTCCAGTTTCATAATCAAAGACGAATTGTAAATCATCTTTTCCTTGCGTCCTTGTGCTTTGAACTCTTTTTTGAATCTTTTTTGGCATCTATTGCTACGTATCCCTTTGGTATCTCTACTTTGTCTAATTCGTCTATCTTGCGAATAAAATCATCAAATTGCAGAAAATACTTGCTTTTATCCATAATTGTACTATAGCGAAATTACGGGAAAAATGTTGTTGTTGTCAAGAGAAATCTACAGAGTCTTCCAAGATTTATTGGATTTTCTGCTATATACGGAGGTTTTGTTCTCTGATTCTACAGAATCGTGTACTGGTTTGTAGCAATTTTTGTTAGCATAAAAGAATCCATCAAGTAAATCATCGTGCTTTCCACGTGGATATAGAGTTAATTCGTCTACAAATGCTTGCATATTAGGTTGTATATGTACCTTCTTGTTAGCAAACAAAGGTTGCAAACTCTCTAATCTGTAGGATTTACTAGTTCTAGGATTCTCTTTAATCTCTAGTCCAGGTATAAACATTCCTAGTTCTTCTGCTTTTTCTTTGATATATTGTCGTAGCATCTCCTGATACCCAACCGATTCAATCCTCGTTTTATTACTTCTGTAGTTTTGAAAATTGTTAATGATGGAATCAGCCAAATCCAAAGGAGTAGCACGCTTCCTAAAATAAGGTAGGACAAAACGATTATTATCCCCATCCACTGCAATATTGAATATAACACTAAAGTCTGCTCCTTTCTTTGTACTAGATGCGGGGTCGATGCCAGTGAACACGTTCACAGGTCTCCTCTCTTCTACTTCCTCACCATTAAGGTTCGTCAGGATGAGAGTTGACAACCCCTGCTCGTCTCTTTCAATGTAGCCATCATAGTATCGTAAATCATCTTTTCTAAATAAATTATCTTCATCACCAACAATTTGACACAGGTATTCCCTGTAAAACACCGATAGTCTGTTGATACTTTCTAATTCTTCTTTCTTATTTTTTAATTTTTCTATAGGCCACACTTCGGGCCATAGACTAAGGTCTTCTTCTAAGTTAGGTCTAAACTCTAAGGTATTCCACCCTTTCATCTCTTTTAAGGTTTCCACCAAGCATCGTTCATGCTGGGGAGTACCAATAACAACTATCCTACCCGTTAAGGGGTCAACGGACGGAACTCCAGATTGTAGTAGCCAACGAAGGTTATACTCCATTGCTTCAGACGTCTTGGTATTGTTTTCATCTTCAGGGTCATCTAAGATTAATAGAGTAGGTCGTTGGTTTCCGTGTTTAATACCACGTATCTGTTGTCCTGTCCCTTTGCAGATAATCAAGCTACCGTCTTTTAGTTCTACTTCTGTATTAGTCCATTTACGTGCAGACTGCATTCCCCAATAGCCAAAGAAGTATCTAAACTCCTGAGAATAGTCTAAGACGTCTTTAATGGTACCTAAGAGTTTAGTAGCATGGGATTGGGTACGGGATACAAGTACAATCACTTTTACCCCTGGAGTGAACATTAAATGAAACAAAGGAAATATCCCTGCTGCTACCGAACTCTTAGCATGACCACGAGGTGCAATGATATTTATTTGCTTCTCGTCTGTGTTTAGTAGTTCTGTTGTTAAGTCATAGTGGAATGGAGGGGATTCACTACTAAACATATTAGGCATCACCATACGCCCAAATAACAGCATATCTTGCTGCATCTTTAATAAAATATCTTTTTTATCCATTCTGTATAACTACTTCTACTTCAAAATCTTCTGCTACTGCCTGTAGTACTGCTAGCAATTCACTCAGATTCGTTTTGTTGCCCGATATTATTACTATCTTCTTCATCTACCTGTCTCGTTTGGGTTGCTTTTAATTTCTTTGTTTGCGTTTCAAAGTTAGCTTCTATCTGATGTGACATATCCATTTCCAACGATTCAGTAACTTGTTTCGTTTTAGGTTTCATATCTAAAAACTCAGACAGCTCTTTAGCTGCACGTATCATATTACCAGAGTCTTCCTTTACTTTAGCTACTTCAATAGCATCTTTTATCACATCTAATACAAAGCCTTCGTCAATATTCTTGTCTACCAAGACTTCTTTCAACTTATCTTGTATCATCTTCTTTACCTGTTTCGTTTTAAATAATCTTTTTGCAGCCACCACGGGATTATCTTGGTCAGGCCTATATATCTTGCCTATTACACCCCAATCTGGCGATTTACCTGCTAATTTGTACGTTATATACGCATCCATAGCTAAGTCTGCACCTTTTTTCTGTACTTCCAAGTCATTATAGCTCTTTGTAGAGACTGTACTGAAGTTATTAGACTTCCAATGCGGTTCAAACTCTAATTTCCCCCACGCTGTGAGCCATTGTCTACCATATGGGTAGGTATATTCCACTTTTTCGCCATATACCTTGCGATAGATGCACTCAGCAACATACCCATCGTCTGATATCCCATACTCTCCCTCCTTTGCTTCACCCCAATGTTTCCATTTTAAGCCCTGTTCTTTAGCTTCTTGCTTAGTAAACACCTGGAACGTTTGAGATTTAAAGTTATTTCTCTTCAGCTTCTTTGTTATCTTTATCATTAACCTTGTATTTTTTTTCTAAAAATTTTTTGAAGGGTTCTGTTTCTTCTTTAAACTCTATAAACTCTTGTAATAGCTTATCTATGTTGAAAACTAGCATTTGTTGGTCCTGTATTTGTTTATCCATTCCTGTTAAAATGCTCAACATTTGTTTGTAAGTAAGCTTATTCTTTGCTTTTTTCATTTATTTCCTCTTAATTAACTTATTTCCTACATCTTCTATTTCTTTAGATACGTCTATAACGTCGTTATATGCACCTAGAAACGCTTTTTGAAGGTTTGTTATACTTATGCTATCAAAATGACTCTTAATCCTTTTATCGTACATTCCTTGCAGTAAACCTTTAGTAGATGTATAATAACTTCTATATCTATCTTTTTTTAAAAGACCTTCTGCATCCTTCGGTCCTTGTATTACAATAAAGTTGTATGTGTTAGTACCAATAACTACTCTATCTTTCTTGAATATTTTATCATATATAATCTTCATTTTGTATTTCTCCTAATGTAGGGTATAAATAAGATATAACTTATACGATATAACTTAATCGTAGTTTCTACAGAAACGTAATAAATAAGCTTATCTATTACGCTTATAGGCTAGCTCTTATTTTTTATTTCGTATAACCCTAGTTTCATTGCTTCTTGTTTAGCTGTAATTTCTAATTCAGCTTCCATCATTTCATAGATACGTATCATTTCTTCATTTGCGTCATCAAATGGTACAGATACCCATTTACCTGTTTCTTTATCATATTTTTCTAAAATGCGTTTCTTACGTTTCATATGCTATAACTTACACAACAAACGGTATTAAAGTCCAGATAAAAAAAATCCAAAAAAAAATTGGGTTAGAATGCGTGTGAGTGATATATATTGAATCTACCCACCCCTGATTTTGGTTTAAAAATATTATTTACGTTGAAATACACGATTTAGTTGAGAGGGTAGGTTAACCAAAGCTCAGGGCCGTGGGTATCTTCTTACACCCCTTATATGGTAGGGAGGAGAGACCTTTTCCCTAATAACATTAATCCATTTAACGAAAGGAAGTTCACAATGGAAAAACAGTTTAATATATACTTTAAAGCTTTTTGGGGAAAAGGGAAGAAACCTTCTCTTCTTAGCTTTGACCAGGTTGGTGTCGGGAATAACGTGGAAGTTCAAGCAACGCTTGCTGATAAAGCAATGGTTGAAGAGAAGCTTACTTCTCTCTTTGCCGAACGCCCTTCATTAAAGTTAGGTGACCTTAAATATGATAGTGAGTACTCCAAGTTTAGTACCGTCGTATTAGCAGGTGGCCGTTCTGGTATGAAGATATAGCACACCTTGGATAGGGGGATTCGTCTCCCTATTCAAATAAATACCCTACAACAAAAAAAATGTAATTGGTGGAATGAATGGCGAATAGTCCCAATACTTCACTCAGAGGAAGCGTTCTGAGCATTCCATCATATTACATAAAATGTAGCAAGGGAAGAAGACACCCCTTGCACAGCGTAATAATTAAATAATATAAAGGAAACTGATATGAAAAGTATAAGATATCACTTGATATGTGAATTAAATCAAAGGTGGAACATAGCCTTTGGTGTAAAAATGTTTGATTTCAAAATGTTAAAGACTAATGCGTTATTAGCATTAGATGAATGTCAATCATTACAAGAAGTAAAGAATATAATGCGTGATTATCGTAGGTATGATAAGTTATCTACAACAAGCGGTAGTCAATCAGCATTCTATAATTAGAGGCAAGAAACAACTACTACGATAGGGCGGACAAAGAATGAAACCTGGAAGACTATTGTAGTAGATTGTTTCGATTAAGGGAAATAATTGCATTAGAGAAAATTTTAAATGGTAATAATGCAGCTATATGCATAATAGTCTATAATTGGTCCTAATTCAAACATTATAGATTATTTCTCTTTTATTACAAGAGAAAAGAAATAAAAGGAAAGTAATCTTAACAGCTGATAATAATGCAATAGAAGACAAATTGGAGTCCATTATTAGTATATATACATATAGATTATTTCCCTTTTATTTCGTATATTCACAAGCAAAAAAAAGGAGAAAAAAATGCTTATGATTTAATGCAAAAGGCATGTGACAATATCTTCGCCAAATTATCTATCATGATAAGGATATTTGTCGATACAGTAAGACCTTTATAATGGGCTAATAAATAAATGAAAGGTAAAATAATGACTAAAGAAGAATTTGAATACTATAAACATAAAATACAAACTTATGGAGAGCAATATGAATAAGGCAATAGCAACAATTTGTTTTGCATTCTTTGCAATACTAATTTATATGGGTTGGGTAGTTACTACATATAAACCAGAACAAATTGTTAATACAACAGGACCATTACCAAAGAAAGAGGTAAGGTCTGATTACGAACTACCAGAACTTTCTGAGACAGAACAAGCAGTCACTGATAGTATTATTAAAGATACAATCAAACAAGCAGAACAAGAATCAGAAAGAAAAAGCGTAGAAAGTATGCGTAATGAAGTTATCAAGATACTGGACAAAGCAGTAGAACAAGATAGCACCATTACAGTATCATTTAATATGCAATGGACCCCTTCGTGGGTAGATTAAGTAAAGGAAGTTAATCTTTTATAGTGCGTGGCAAGGTTTTGTTTATATCAGTTAGTACTTCCTTTCCCTTGCCAGCACACCCCTAATAAGATTTTAGATAGATAAAAATAGAATGTTTTATAATGAGGATGTCAAGCACATACAGTAGAATATTTCATGATTAGGCCAATCATTAGTACTTATAATACTTGTGTGTAGAAACACTTTATAAGCAAGAACATATTTCGAAGAAGAGTGCACATATGGTTTTTATCTATCTAATAAATTTAATAACAATAAGGAAAATAATATGAATAAACAGGAACTTTTCTACCCTGACGCAGTATATAGTAAGGAAGTAATAGATAGAGATACCATTTGGTTAGTCTATTATGATGTAGATAATGCAGAACTATATCGTATGAGAGTAGAAAAAGTAAAAGAAAGATGGAACAAAGAAGCCGAGTTCTATGCAGATAAATATAATGATGAAAAGGAAGGTTATAGATGATAATCATTGACGATACAAACACTTGCAATAAGTGTGGTGCATATTATGTAGATAATAACTATTGTGTCAATGGACATTACATAGACGCACTTGAAAAAGCAATTATACTATTAAATGATAATCCAGATATTACAGATGAATGCGATGGTATAATTGTTTCCAATGAACCTGAAATAGCAGAAACACTATTTGATATAGTAAAGGAGATGAATAATGAAAAAAGATAATATAACATACATTGCTAAAAATGGAAAACAAGTAACTACTACAAGAAAGTATACGAAATTTCCATACAAATTATCTAAGATTTCTATTGTAGATAATAGCGACGGTTCGTTTGATGATTGGTTAACAATTATCAATCCTTTTAGTGGTGAAGAATACAAGCTATCACCAGTAGAAGAAGCAGTATATTCTGTTATTATGGGAGCACAAATGATACCAGGATATATGACAAATTCAGAATTACAAAAAGATGTACGCAAAGGATTGGATTGGTTTAGAGAAAACAATGCTAAAGCGTATATGGTTTTGTTAGATTAATAATAATAAAAAAAAGGAGAGTAAAATGATAGATAGAACTATGTGGTTTCTATATAATAAACTTGGTGATAACGATAGACGAGCACCAAGTATTGATTCTATTTCTGGTATGTTCTTTAATTACTGGAAACTAATGAATGTAATGGATGTCAATACACAAACATTGAGTGCTATTGATATTTACAATGGTCTTAATAATTGCTATGATAAAACAGCAAAAGAAACAGCAAAGAACCTATATGAATATGGTGAAGTTGCGGCAAATGCTGATTATAGTGTAAGTTATTACGAACAAGAACACGAAATACACGATGTGTATGCTAATTGTGTGAATCTAAATGAAGTCTTAATTGAAGGTGGTGAACCTGAATTTGATGATACAGAACCATTTACAGAAGCACTAAATGAAGTAGTATACGAAGACATAGAGTATGAAGTAGCAAGTGAATCGTTTAATATCTATGAAGACGGTATTGAATGGTACAAAACCTGTCACCCTGGTGATGATAAGTTGATGACTTATATGTATGATACAGGCAAGAATCTTGACTGGGACGCTATTGATGATTTCCTTGGTGATAAATTGTCTTTAGTCGAAGCTCAGAATGCTGATATGCATCGTACACAAGTTAGAAAGTTTATGTTAGATAGACTTGCTAAACAGAACATTGATATCATAAGTAGTTTAGAACAAACTGAAAATGGTATGAAAGAAGTAGACCCTAATACAGGCGAACTTCAAGACTAATTAGTTACATCCCAGGTGGTCCGATAACAGGAATATCCTGAGTAACTTGAATCAGAATAGAGGTAAGTATGGTTATCCTACTAACACAACTAGCGGACTTGCCTCAGTTCTGAATAATATTAACAATAAGGAGAAACAAATGGGAAGATATTACAACGGAGATATAGAAGGTAAGTTTTGGTTTGCAGTACAGTCATCTGATGACGGTGAATACTTTGGTATGCGTGAGTCACAAAATTATATTGAATATTATTCTGATGACTTAGAAACAGCAAAAGAAGGTGTTCAAGAATGTTTAAATACATTAGGTAAATATAAAGAAGAAATAGATAAATATTTTACTAAATACTCTTCATACACAGATGAAAAACTTGCAGAAGCATTAGATATAAGCCTTGATAAGTTAAAAGAAATGCTTGTATGGTATGCAAGATTAGAATTAGGTAATCAAATAGTTGATTGTATAAAAGAACAAGGTTCTTGCTATTATCAAGCAGAGCTATAATAAGGAGGAATAATATGGGATTAGACCAATATGCAGGTACAATGCGTACCAAAACATATGAATATAAAACACCAGAAGGTGTAGAAAAAATAGATGAATATCAAATGGCAGGTCCATTTGAATGGCGTAAACACGCTAGATTACAAGAGTTTATGAATCATTTATATATGGAAAGAAATAAACTTGAATCTAAATGGGAATCAGATGATTTACAGAGTGGAGAAGTTGTCTGGAATCCTGTAAGTTGGAGTACATTAGAACTATCATGGGAAGACATTAACGAATTAGAAAAAGCTATAAACACTCAATATCGTAATTATTTCTGTGACGGTGGATTCTTTTGGGGTCATGAAATCCAAGAGTATCAAGCAGATTACTACAAAGAACAAGATTTAGAATTTGTAGAGTTTGCAAGAAAAGCATTAAAAGATAAAGAAACAGTTATCTACGAATGTAGTTGGTAATATTAACTTATTGTCCCCTAGTGTCGGCCTAGTATGTCGTAACGGTGTATAAATCTAGATGGTAAACACGGCTAGGGGATAATAACATAGGAGTATGTATGACATATGATGAAAATAATAACCCTTTAAAGTTTGAAAAAAGCTTTGAAGAACGATTAAAACAATTTAAAAGTGTAGACCCTTGGAGTAAAGAGGGTATGCAAGAACGTGAAGAGTTCTACAAACAATATGGTAGAGGTTGGCCTTGGTTTGCAGGAGTGCAAAATGTACCAAGGTATGCTGACCAGTGGGTAGAACAATTTAGAATAAAGGATACAGATGGAAACGAATAAAAAAGATATGGATGATATGTGGGTATGTGATTATTGTGGTTCAGAAGAAGTTGAAGAGCAAGTATGGGTCTATATGAATACAAGACAAATAGTAGAAACTACAGGAAATGATAATTTCTGGTGTTCTAATTGCGAAGATGAAGTAACACCATTAAGATACTTTGAATGGACAGAAAAGATTGCTGAAGAATGCGGAGGCAATAAAGATAAATATGATGAAATAACAGCAGGGAGTAGAATGTGAATAATAAAATAGAAAATGGATTTAAAATAGATGCAAGTATATCTATTGATGTATACTATTCTTTTGACGAAGAAGGAGGATACTACATAGATACGGATAGTATGCGAGAAGAGTTTGAAAAAGCATTAGATGAAATAGAAGGTGATATATCAAACTTAAATCACGAACGACAAGAACACTTAAGAACAAAACATATGGAGGGATAATGAGCATAAAAAAGACAACTGACAAAGAATGTTTAGAAGCAATAGACTACTTTATAAATATGGATATGATTAATAATGGAATGAAAAGCGATGAAAGACATTATTGTGCAATATTAATTAAAAGAGTAGTAGAAACATTGGAGGTTCCAAATGGAAAATAATGCAAGAATAATAACCAACATACAAAACACTTTGATGATGGTTCGTGAACAGCTTGATGCTGAAAATATAATACCTAAAAGAGTAAAATACAGTTCATTATTAGTAGATGATATAGCTCAACGATTAGATGTTGGTGCTAAAAAGTATGGTATGCAAGTACCAATAGAAGAATCAGATGGAAGAATATTTACACAAGAAGCATACGAAGAGCTATGTGATGCTATTGTGTATTTATCTTCTATAGGACTTAATCTAATTGCTAAAGCTAAAACTGAAGATGAACGAAATAAAGCACATACGATGGGTAGTGTATTATTTAATATTACCTATCAAACAATAAAGTATATGGAGGAAATCTATGAAAAAGAAAAGATATAGAAAGGATGAACTTCAATTACTTTCAAAGCAGTTTGTAATGAAAAGAATAGAAGGGTTTGAGATAGAAGAACAACGTAAATATTATCTTGAACCTAAATTAGTAGATGAATGGTCATATTATGTTTATTGTACCTGGAGAGAAAATACTATGATAAGAGGTTGGGATTTAAGATATCTTGATGACACACCCCTTGGTATGCCTGCGGTTATGGATAAGCGTAGATATGAATAGATAAAGTAATTGGATTAGTGAGTTATTATATGTAACTTACTAGTCCAATAATAATAAAAATATAATAAGGAGATATTATATGAAGTTTAAAGGTAAAGAATATACCGAAGTAAAAGATAGAATCATCGCATTCGCAGATGAATTTCCAGAATCAACTATTGAAACAGAAGTACTAAGTGTAAATCAAATTATAGATACACCTACAGGAGAATCTTGTAACGAGTATGTAATTAAAGCAATAGTTAGACCAAACCCTGTACAACAACCAGAATGGTTTTATGTTGGTCATGCAGCAGAGCGTGATAACACAGGATTTGTAAACAAAACATCAGCATTAGAAAATGGTGAAACATCAGCAGTAGGTCGTGCATTAGCATTTGCAGGCTTTGGTGGTGACTTTTCTATTGCTAGTAAAGAAGAAGTAGACAATGCTAAAGCTAAACAAAAGCAAATTAATCCTACAGTAGCATCCTTATCAGCTATGGATAAAGCAGCTAACAATGCAGCTAAGGCAGGTAAACTACCAGAAGAAGACCACTTACGTTATAAACAAAAACGTCAAGCAGGATTCTTTGATACTAAACTTAAAGTAAGTCAGAGTACAGAGTACTTTGAATCGTTAACGAAAACAGAAGGAGCTAAGTAATATGGCTATAACTGGAACAAAAGTGAAAACCAACACTTCCAATAAAAATTGGTTTATTAATCACTGCAGAATTGTAGAAGCAGAACAAATAGATTCTCAATACAATGACTGTAGTATTCGTATGAAGTATGAAGATGTAGATAGTGGATATAACTATACTGCATTCATCAATCAGAACTTTGAAAAAGATAATAATGGTATTGTAACTGGACTTAAATATCCAGATGATGTGAATACATTGTATCTTGCAGCTAAAGCTGATTTAAATGTATCTGATGTAGGTCAAGTAAATGTAGAAAAGTTAATTGGTAAAGAAGTAGCAGTACTGAATTACAAATCAACTGGTAAATATAAGAACGCTACATGGGGAGTAGTATCATCTTTAGATAATACAGATGAACTTGGTAAACGTTTTATGGACCAAGTTGCAAAAGGTTATCCTAAAAACTACATGAAACCTACACCCGAAGTACTTGAAGCTAAAAGTGGAGACACTTTAGACAATGGTATGAAGGTAGACGACTTACCATTTTAATGACTGCTCAAGACATTTTATTAAGATGGATTGACTCTAAGGCTAAATCTTCCGACGGACACTTTGCTAGCTATGATTTAGAAAGTGAAGTGCCTGTCTACGGAAGGTTAGCACACCAAAAAGTACATACCCCAAGTACTTATTCTAGGGCATTTAGAAAGATACGTGAAGGTAACACTTTAATGCGTTTAGGAATAGAGTTAGAAGAATATATTAATTCAGATACAAAGGTAAAAGGATGGAAAATAAAGAGACTATAATTGAAATAATCAATGGTAGTGTTTCCAGTCGTAATGGAACTGTGTGTACTGTAGATGAATTTAATAGTATGATTAGTGAACATAAATGGAATGGTGAAATGTATAGAAGCTATTACAGCTTTGATGAAACTATGAAAGATTATGTAGAAAAGAATCGTACTGTTAAAGGATTTGATGGTCTTACATATTTAGATTCAATTATATTGGATGTAGATAAAGGTAATATACCAGATGACCAGTTCCAACCTTATTTGTTACAATGCCTAGGTGAAATACAAGACCTGGGCATTAACAAAAAGCACGTTAATATATGGTTTAGTGGTAAGGGATATCATATAGAACTATTAAATGTATTTGGCTTTCAACCAAGTAGAGTATTACATGAAAAAGTAAAGCTTACTATGAAAGAACATTTATCATTTGCAGATAGTATCTTTGATAAAACCCGTATCATAAGAGCACCATTTAGCTTAAATAAAAAGACAGATTTATATAAAGTATATATACCTTATCATAGAATCTGGAATTTAGATTATGCTGAAGTGCAAGAAATGGCTTCTAATAGTGATTCATATCAATCATATCGTGATGAAGATGGTGATTGGTATGATGATTTATTTAGAGACAAAGAAGTAGAACCGTATTTACAAAACCTTATTGTATCTACATCTAAAGCAGTAACAGGAGGAAACTATCGTAGTAAAGATACTACCTCTGTTGTTACGTGTATGCAACACGCATTCAATGAAGGTCCAGTAGAAGGACAAAGAAATATGAAAATGATGCGTATGTCTAGTACATACAAACGTGCAGGTGTTCCTTATATTGTAGCATTAAATGGTATGTTGCAATGGAGTGCAGGAACAATGGATGATGAAGAAATAATAAGGACAGTAAGTAATGTGTATGACGGAAACTACCAGTATGGCTGCAATGATGTTATCATGGCAGAATATTGTGACCCTAAATGTATACACTTTAAACGTAAAGACTATACATTAGATATTAAAGATGTAAATGAATTGACAGCATCTTTAGTAGAATACTTACAAAATGATGTAACTAAAATGTCAATTAATATGGCTGATATATTCGATTGCCAAGACTATGTAATTAAACCAGGAGAACTTGTAGTATTTTCTGGTGATACTGGTATGGGTAAATCTGCGTTCGTACAGAATGTAGTACAAAGAGCTAATAAAAGTACTTTGTTTCTATCTTTAGAGATGAATGAATTTCTTACATTTAGACGATTTGTACAAATAGCAAACAATCAAACTGAGAATTGGGTAGTAGACCAAGTAAAGTCTAATCCTAATATATCATTTGAGAAACAACTTGGTCATATACAAGTAATGACTATAGCACCAGAGATAGAAGCTATCAAGAAAGTAATAGCTACACATGAACCTAATATTCTTGTAGTAGATACTACTGATGAAGTTCATGTTGATAGAGTTGAGTCTGAAATACAACGACAAAACATTATCATTGGTGCATTAAAAGAAATGGCACAGAAACATAATATAATTATTATAGCTGTGCATCACGTAAACAAGATATCTGCAGCAGGTAACACCATAGCTCTACATTCATTAAAGGGTAGTACTAACGTAGTACAGAAAGCAGATAAAGTAATCATGGTTAAAGGTAATCGTGACGAGAAAGCTAGAGTAATATCTAGTGAGAAATCAAGAGATGATGGCAAGTTTGAAATGACAGCACTCTTTGATTACGAAACAATGACCTTTAGAAATGTAGATTGGAGTTAAAATGATAAAAATAGATACAGTAAATAATGATACATCTATGATACAAGAAATTGTATTGCTTTATGTGTTTAAATTTGGAGTATCATATCAGAAAAATAAAGGAGAACACTTTGGAATACACTTTGGTATAGGTCCAATGGAGTTAAACTTTACTGTGAGGTTGTGGAATGGCACATCCAAATAAAATACGTGGTAACAATCTTGAACGAGAAATCGTTAATCAGTCGAAAGAGGAAGGGCTCTCTGCAAAGAGGGCCTATGCCTCAGATGGTAGGTCGCTAGGGTATAGTGAAGTAGTCGATTGTGTAGTAGAAGGTTGGACCATACAAGCAAAACGTAGAAAGAAAATAGCACAATGGTTATACCCAGAAAATCATGGAGATGATGTAGATGCGGTTGTGACTAGGATGGATAGAAAAGAGGCGTTAATAGTTATGCCTCTAAAAAAATGGATAAAAATGATGAAGGAGATAAAAGATGGCAACGGTAAAGCTAAATAAAGAAGAAATAGATATGGTGTTAAAAGGTTTAGCTAATATAATTACGATTAAACATAGGTATAGAGAAGTTAAGATGCCTAATATAGATACAGATGTAATTAGAGCAGCATTACATAAACTAGAAAACCCATTCATTAAAGAAGAAAATAAAATACTTAGAGCGTCAGAAGATTCAACCGATAGCTTTGAACCTAGAATAGGGAATTGTGAGTGTTGTGATGACTAAATTTAACAAAGAAGAGTTATTGATAATGCGGTCAGCATTGCTTAACTTTAAAAAAGCACCTTGGGTATCACCAGGAGAACATAAGATAATTAAAAATATGTTAGAAAAGATACATAAACTATTTGAAGAAGAATAATAATTATTCCCCCTCAACTATTAACACGCTTTGAAGGAAGCGGGTGGTGAAAATCCACCTTACCCTTAAAAGCAAATACACTTGGTTGGCACTGATGTATAAATATATTAACTAGAGGGGGAATAGTAAGGAGATGATATGAAACCATTAAGAGACGAAGTTGTAATAAAGCAGCAGTCCAAAGAAAATAAAACAGAAGCAGGTATTATTTTAACAACAGATGTAGCAATCAAAGAAAATGTTGGTGAAGTAATAGCTCTTGGTAGTAAAGCAGAAGAGCTAGAAATAGGAGACAAAGTATTATTTGGTCCAGGGTTTGTAGTTCAAGAAGTAGATAAAGAAGAATATTTAATTATGCGACAACAAAATATATTATTGGTGTTAAATAATGAAAAATAAAATAGTAAATTCAACGTGGTCTTTGAAAGATGAAGGCCACTTGAACAAAAATAATATAATATTTAAGAAAGATTTCCCATTAAAACGTATTATAAGCGATTTATCTAAAGAAAATGACAAGTTGCTCAAAAAAAGTCCACAAAAATAGCCCTAGAAGGCCGTAAAATAAATTATTTGATATAACTATCGCCTAAATATAGATAGTTGAATGTCGCATTGATTAGAGCCTTAAACCTATATTAATTGTCATCTTGCTCTAATACTTGCTCTTCATCGGGCATTTCTTCTTCTCTTGAAGCTAAAGCATCTCTTCTCATTCTATGAAGTGTGTGTACTGGCACTCCAAACATAAACTCTCCAGTCATTGCAGGTGAATTAATTGTTTTTTTAGCATCTCTATAGAATCTACCAAATGGCATATAAGTATATAATGTATATTTTTGGAAATCTTCAAAATCATTATTCAATATAGCTGTAATAGGATTCAAAACAAAACGAGCAACTGGTGGTGTTACAATAGTTAATGGTGATAACACTGGGTGTGGATAAGGACTAAAGAAAGCTCTATCTCTTGCTTTTTTATCACCAAATAGTAATGATGCTGTATCTTGCATCCAGTTCATAGGTGGTGATAATGCATAATCAAATATACTAGCAACAAATATATTAGCTAATGCTAAAGACATAAGGTCTGCAGTTAATTGTCTTTGAGCTCTTTGTGTATTATGTCCACCAGACCACTCTTCTGCAAATCCACCTTTATATGCTTTTATTCTTCTACCAATACTATTCCAAGCATAAGGATGGAAACGTGTCATAACTCTACCTAATGAAGTATTTGCTATGTTAGGTCTTTGTGTTGCATGATAAATAAACTGAGATGACTCTACTGTTCTGTTAGCTATTTCAATAAGTATAGGACTATCAAATGGTAATGACTCACCAAACTCTCCTAATATCTTTCTAGCATTAATGTATGCTGCATCCCAAGTTCTACTACGTAATAAAAACTCTGAGCTTCGCATGAATGTAGCACCAGTATTCTTTAAAGCATCCCATACTCCAGCTTCTTTAGCTGCTTCCATTAATGTTAAATCTGCAAAATCATCAAACTCTTTTAGTTTTTTATTTGTTCTTAATCCTTTTTGACCAATCAGTGTATTTATTCTTTTAGCTGCTTGTTCAAAAGGAATAATTAAACCTTGTTTCTGGAATCGTGCATCTTTAGCAGCTTCATTGATTAACATATCTTCAAAAATACCAATGAACGCTTGCCATTCTTCCCAATCTTTTCTAGTTCTAATAGTTCTTTTAATTTTTTTACCAGTAGCAGAGTCTTGTATTGTATAGGTAGTATTTTCTCCCCATACATTGTCTTCCCACCATTCGTTTTTTAAAGCATCAGTAAATGGTTTTAGTCCTACATCTGTAATGGTATTAGTAAAACCACCGTAAAGGTTAGTTAAAAATGTTTTAGGGTGAAACAATAATGACATCATTTCAAATTGACCTTCAAGTGCATTAAACTTTTGACCTAACTGAGCTATATATCTATCACGTGCTGTACGTTCAGTAGGAGCATCTTTAAGTAATTTACCACCAAAGATTCTATCCATTTTTTCTGTAAAGTTAACAACAGATTCATCTGTCATTAATTGATAAGCAGAATGGAATCTACCTATTTTATTTACATTTTTACCTTGTGCTAAATCTTTTAAATTTTTTAACCTAAGATTGTAAGCCATATTTTCAGCTTTTTGTTGTATTTCTTTTTGTGATATTGTTTTCTTTTCATTTGCTTTTTTAATGTAAGTATTAATTTCTGCTTTTTGAAAAACAGATAAACCTACATTAGCTTCTATTCTTGCTAGAAAATCTTTATCTTTTGTAGACAGCCCTAATCCTTCTTTTTTCATTTTATTATTCATGTATTTTTTTAATAATCCAAGCTCATCTTTAGTAATACCATGGATATCAAAGTTACGTAAACTAGGAAGTCCCATTTGATTCTTAGCAACATCCATCATAAAGTACGCCCAAGATTCTGTAATATTTTTATCAGTACCAAAAGGATTCTTTTTAACAAAACGTTTAATGTTACTATTAATTTTTAATGAAAGATTACTATTTAAAAGATTTCTATATTGAGCTCCTACGTAACTTTCTACGTGACTTAAACCTGCATTCCATTCAGGTAAACTAACTTCAGAACCACGTGAACGTAAATTACCATTGCTTTTAAATACGTCCATAGGTTTAGTTAATGTAAAATCTTCAACTACTGCTAACTCTTGAACGTCTGTTTCTGGATTAACTCCTTTAGTTCTATATCCTGCATATTTATTATTTAAATATTCTCTATACCTACTTATAGCTTGTGCTTTATCTATTTCTGTTCTAGCACTGGTAGCAAACTTTGTATCTATACGTGCTAATAATTTTTCGTTTTTAGTTACTCTATTAATTTTTGCTTCTATTATTTTATCAATAGCTTCTCCATTTAATTTAGCTCTTTGAACAGTATCAAAACCTCCAGTATGTGGTACAAAACGACTAACAACTCCTTTAGAATCTTCATATCTACCAATACTAATAGACTTATTAGGCTTTAATATTTTTTTATATTCTTCTATTTCTGTTTTTACAAGTTCAAATTCTTTTTTACTTAATTGTTTTTCAAAGTTTATTTCAGGAAACTTTCTTGAAAGATGGTCGTTTAATCTTTGATAGTATCTAAAAAAGTTTACATCTGTAATAGAAGGTAGTCTAGTTAATGCTTGACTTGGATTACGTATAACTAATTCACTTAAGCCTGCATACAATGCATCAATTTTTGTAGCATCACTTAACAATCCGTTTTTATCTAAAAATGTCATTTCTAATTGTTGAATTTCATATTTAATTTGTTCTTCAACATTAGTTTTAGATTCTTGTTTTTGTAGCTTTTTAGGTATTTTATATTCATTAACTTTTTTACCTAATGATTTTAATTTATCTTTTAAGAACAAATGCCTACTTTTAATAACATCGTTTAACACTTGCGTCATTAAGTTTGTGTAGGCATCATTTACCATATTGCCAACTTCTTCTACACCTTTACGTATACGTTGTCCTTTTTCTACACCAGTAGCTTCAAACTTAAATGTTAAACCTTCTTTAATCATTCTGTCGTATTCTTTTTTAAAGGTATTATATTTTTCAGTAATGTTATCTTTTTGTGCTTGATTTTTAACTCCAGAATAAAACTTACCATTATTGTATTCTCTTGAATACATTAGATATTTAAACAACAAATTAAAATCTTTTGCTTGCTTAGAATCTTCTGGTTTTACTAATCGTAAAGTTTCTTCTATTTGATTTTGTATATCTTTATCTTTAGAGTTACCTAATCTATGAAAAGCTAATGCTAAATTGGTATTATATTCTAATGTAGATATTGGTACTTCACCATCTTTTAGTTTTATATTACCATTCTTATCCAAAACAACTGTTCTAATTTTTTGATAATCAGGGTTTACATCTTGCATTACAGCAAACTTTAATTGATTTTTTAAAGTATTAGATATAAAATGTGAAGCCCAACCAGGTGCACCAACAACTTTATACTGACCAGTATCTGGGTCTTGTTTAATATATTTTCTTGTTAAAAATTTTTTAATAGCACCAGGTTCCATAATGCTTTCCATGTAATCATTAAATCTTTTCAAATCTTTAGCAGTAGCATCAGTAAACTCTTTAGATATTTGAAATGTCATAAAGTCTGTACCTTGTAAAAACATTTCATATTGTGCATCAATAGTTCTAGTTAAATGCGGATTATTTTTTAACATCTTTTTCAAACGCATTAATTGTATTCTACCAAATGTGTTTATACTTGTATCGCTTAAAGCTTTATCAAAATCTATACTTGTTATTTTTTTATATACTTCACGTTCAACTTCTATTTCATTGACTTTTTCACCAGTATCTTTTTCTATTTCTTTTACTACCTCTTCATTTATATCTTCTAATTTTAATTTTTCTTTTGTTGGTTTTTTTGAAGTACCAGTTTCTACTTCTACTTCTATATTTTTACCTGCATTAATTTCAGCAGCTTTATTATAGATATTATCTATCTTAGTAAAAAATAATCTAGTATTCATAGGGTCAATAGCAGGAGATTCAAATGTAAGCTTCTCTTGTAAACCATCTATAGCATTTTCTATAGTTCTAATGTCTTTAAAAATACCATTAATTTCATTACTATATTCTAAGTCCTTACTTTCTGGATTTAATTTATCTATCTCTTTATGATATTCTCTAATTAAATCATATCCTTCGTTTAATGTAATTTCTTTTTTATTTACTTTAATACCAAGCTTTGGATTTGCAGATAGCTTAACAACTGGGTGTGCTAATAAAGCAAAGTCATAAAATCTAAATAATTGTTTCTTATATTTTGATGTAAGTTTTTTACCCTTACCTAACTTAGCTTCTATAGTGTTTGCTAATGCCTCTTTTGCTGCAATAATTTCTTTACTTAATTCTATTTTGTTTAAACCTTTTTGTTTAATACTAAATGTATTAGCTACAACAAGTTCTAAATCTGACATAATAGCTTCTCTTCTATATCCTGCCATAGATAACAAGTCAACTATAATCTCTGCTTGTTTTGTTAGCAAGTCTAATCCTATAAGATTATTTGTTTTACCTCTAATATTTTTACCATCAGTAAGTTCATTTGCTAAAAACTCTGGATTTAAATCTCTGTATAAATCAGCAATACCAAGCTCTTCAAATACCTTTCTACCTCTTACGTTTTTATATATACGTTGTAATGCTACTGCAATATCTGCTGGTCTAGCAAAGTCAAAGCTAAAGATATCATTGGTCATTTCAAGGTCAGCTATCTTTCTAGCTGTTTGTAAATAGTAGTTAGAATATGTATCTCCCTTTTGACCAAACTTACCCCATTCAAATATAAAATTGTTTGCTTGTTCGTATAAAGAACGTTCACCATCTAAATTAAATGTTACTTCTTTTTTACTACTAATTGCTTTTGCAAAGTTTCTAAAGCTTGGCATAATAGTAGAAGCATCTTTTTTAAACTTGTACCAACTTAAGTCAGAAGTTACATCCTGTCCTTGAAGTTCTACTTTAAAAAAGTCTTGAAACATTTGTTCTACATTTTTTCGAACTGGTCTTATAGATATATACTCAGAAGAGTCTACTGCAGTATTAATACCAACATAACTTACATCTTTTAAAAAGTTAAAATCATCTAATCTAATTTTTATTTGATAGCCACTACCTAACTCTATAACACCACCATTGTTCTTAATCATATCAAACATCATTTGAAATTCTGTAGTAGCATTAACAATAGTACCAACAGCTTTTTTACCTTCGTATGCAGCTTTACCAGCTTTTAATCTCATTTCACTACTAAGCATTTCACCTAATTGTTCACCAAAAGATTTTTTTGTTTCAGTTTTACCAAAATCTATACCATACCTAGTGTCTGCTATAGTTTTACCAGGATTGTATTTATCTTCCATAGCTTTTAAATCTTTAGTAGGTTTATTTACATCACCGTCATTCAATTCATAAAATACATTATCTTTAGCAAAAGACTTCTTCATAACACCTGGTAGTGATTGATATCCAGTAACAGTATCACCATCATTGTCTTTACCACCAAGGTATTCACTATTTAATTCATTAGCAAAAAAGTTAAATCCACCTTTCTTTTTAAATCCAACAAACTGCAATGCACGTACACCACCATTACCACTATTAGGTGTTCTCATAATAAGATAAGTCAAAGCTTCTTTGTATGCCATATACTCTTTTCTATTAGACCTGTAGTTTAATTTTTGGAATGTATCAAAAGCATCTTCAAGTCTTACAGGCTCTTTAACTCCTTCTACTGTAATTAACATATCACGCATAGATTCACCCAACATAAACTCATTATCTTTTAGATTAAAATCTTTTTGCATCTTCTGAGTATATAATCCAGAGTATGCTTTAAATCCATGCTTTACTTTTATTTGATTACCTCTACTAAGTATATACCTAGCAAGTTTATTGCTTATAAAGTTTTTGTATTCAAGCTGTGTATTAAATGCATGATTAGTTCTTTTTAATATTTCTGGTGTAAGACCTAACTCAACTAAATCAGCAGGGTCTAAACTAGAACTATCAGATAAATCTATTTCATCTTCCCTGGTATTTTCTAATATATCTCTAATTATTTTTTTAGATTTTAAAGATACAGGGTTATCAATTAAAGAATCAACTAATGATTGTATAGCTATATCATCAACTCTAAACTCTACAAAGTCTTGTCCGCTTTCTATAAACTTTTTAGTAGCTTCTATATTACCTACCATCATTTTTTCTTTTAGTATTTCAATAGCATCAAAATATTCTACAGGAAAATCTTGAAAAGTATTCTTATCGAGAAGTTGTTTATATATTTTTAACATACCTCTTTCATTAATCTCAATAAGATTTTTAAATACATAATCATTTACATCAGGATTTATTAATAATTCTTCTGCTCTTATTTTTGCAATATCTAAAGATTCTTTTAATGACCACGTATCGTTTTTACCATCTATTAATTCATTTAACGCAAGCTTACCTTTTGATTTTAAACCACTTCCATACATCATCATATGTATATTGTTATCAACCATAAACTTGTTTAATCCTTCAGACTCTGGTCTAAATCCACCAACCTTACCACGTATTTCACCTTTACCATTTCTAGCACTAGCTCTTACAACAGGTTTAACAAAACCATTTAATTTAGACATACCAAATACGTCTGTAATTAAATCAAATACATCATCTCTTATAATTAATCCACCATCAGTACCAGATTCGTATTCTTTGTCATAACGTTTTAAAATTTTATCTTTAATAGCAACCAGATTAAGATAGCCCTTAACTTGTCCATCTATGTATCCAAGATTATCTAAGACTTTTACCATAGCTTCAGAAGGAACTGGTATCCCTTTACCTTGATATAAAGGTTCATACTTAACTTCTTTTAATACGTCTATATTAATTTTGCCATCTATAACATCTTTTTTAAATTCATTTACAGCTTCTGTAATTTGTTTTCTTGATTCACCAGTACCAGTTAAATATCCATTATCAACTAATTTATAAATAAGATTAGATACAGAATACAATCTATCATTGTTTTTCTTAAAAAACTTTTTAGGTACACCTATATCTTTAGATTGTAGTATGTCTACCATCATGTCTAAAAACTTTTTACCTTTAGGTGTTTGTGGATTAATACCATCTGGTATTTTTTGTGCTATGATAGTACCTTTATCTTTAGGTGCACCATATATATAGTATCCTTTTTTGTATAATTGTTTTTGTAATTTAGATATAGCTTCAGAAGGATTTAACATATCTAATGGTGCTTCATACTTATTACTATTAGCTTCTGTTTCTAGCAGTCTTACAATCAATCTAGTATTTTTACCATAACGTACATCTATACCATTAGGAGATTCTTTAGCTACTAAGTTTTTACCATCAGCATCTACCTCTAAATTTTTAGCACCATTACGAATCATTTTAAGCGTACCATCTGCTAGTACACCTACCTCAGATGTTTCTGCGTAAGTTTTAGTTCTTATAAAAAATGTTCTTAAAGGATTTTCTCCTACTTGATTAAACTTTACTTCAAAATCTGGATGTACTAATTTAAATTCTTTAACAAAATCTGTATAACTTTTTGCGTTATAAACAGACTTTAATAATAATCTTTTTAAATCTGCTCTGGAATAACCTTCGTATCTAGCATCGTTTTTAATTTCTTTATATACACCTTCTAGTGCACGATTAATAGATATAGGGTCAACAATATCACTAGACTTTTGAGCTTCAACTAGACTAGCAAAATCAATACCTAGTTCTGACAATAGTTGTTCATTTAATTCTTTTAAGGCATCTTGTCTGCCTTTTTTATGTTCAGCCATTTCTTTTAAAAATGCTTTATCTGATTCTATTTTTTCTTTAAATATAGTTCTATCAACATTAGGTAAATCTTTTACCTTGTCATTTTCTAATACTATTTCAGTAGCTTTTTTAAGGTCTTCAACTTTAGTGACGTCAAGATTTTCTTCTTTAGCTGTTTTTTCTATTTCTCTATCTATTATTTTACCGCTAATAACACGTTGATTTTGTTGAGCTTGTTGTTCAAACAATACTTCTATATGTCTTTCAAACTCTTGTTTTACTTCAGCAGGTGCATCTTGATATTCTTTTACAGCTTCTATTTGTTTTTTATATCTACCTATATTAGCAGTACCATCTAACATAGGATTTTCCATAATAATTTTTCTTAGTTTTAATTCATTTACTGATTTAGTATGTGCACCAAAAAAGAATCCCATTAAGTATTCATACATTTGGTCAGGTAATGGTGCTCCTTGTACAGTAGACATACCACCCTGAAATGCAGAACCTACAGTACCTCTAGCAAAAGCATTTAATATTTCTTCTTTTTGTTTATTTTGTATTAAAATTTTTAAAGAATCTTTACCTAGCTTTTCTGTTTTAGGATTAGCTATTAACCTAGATACATTTACCCATTCACCTATACCACCAAAAACTGCTCCTGCCAATGCTCCATGAAATGTAGATTCCGCTATAGCCTTTGGTCCTTTCCATACTGCACTAGCACCAAGAGCTACACCTAGATGTGCAGATTCTCTAGCTACTTTTTGGAATTGTTCATTCTTAAATAATGCTTTGTTAAAAAATCCTTGTGATAATAACCCAGTATCAGCTATCTTGTTAGTAGCAGAGTCAATAGCTTTATCTGCAATACGCATTGGTATTGAACGTATTTGCCACC